CAGGACCAGATATAAGGCATCGGCACCAACCAGAACCTGAACCGCGAGTACGAAAGGAAGAGCAAGTTCGGGGAGAAAACCGACATATACCTTCGCGCGCTCTCGACCACCGCGGCCGGCCGAGCGACCGCCATCCTGTCCCTGGCCTCGGTATAAGGAGATTGACATGAAAGCTGTATTCGTCAAGATTGGGAAATTCTTGCTCTCGCTCGTCACCGATGCAGATTGGGACGGCGATTCCGGAAAAGTATTCGGGCTAGTAATCATCGCGTGCGGCCTGATCGGATTCTTCCAAGAACGGCCTGATTTTCAATGGGTCATATTATTCGGGGCTGGCCTTATGGGATGGGCCGGCACGCCCCCGGCTCCTCTAAAGCAGGGCTGAGAATGTGCGCGCGAGATCCATGTTCGTCGTGGTTTCTCTTAGTGCTCTTGTTCTTGGTGCTTCTCTTTTCGGCACGTATAGCTTGGGGGCAAGAAACGAGCGAGCCAGAATCGATACTCAACTTGCCGTTGTCAGGGCAGAAAGTGCTCAGCGAGAGCGAGACACCAATCGAAACATGGTCGGACTACGATACAGCCTCGGAGAGCTTTCAGAACGCACTAGATCAGTTGGCGCTATCCTGGCCGAAATACAGCCGCTTACAGGAGAAATTGGGGATATCATTCTCCGACTTCCCGGCGTATATCGAAAACTTAATCAAGCAGTCCGAATCCTTAGAGGAGACAATCGTGATTGAGCGCGAGGCTGCCGAGGCCAAGGTCACCGACGCTATTCTCAAGGGGATCGAGGCCGCCAAGTCCCGCGACCGCTGGAAGACCGCGGCCATCGTGGAATTCATCATCGCCAGCGGCCTAGGTATCGGCCTCGGCCTGTCGCTCATATTTTAAGGAGAAACGATTGAACGAACCGGGAACGAAAAAGCGCGCCTGGCACCTGTTACCGATAGACGTTATTGAAGTCGTCGTCGACGTGTTCCAGGCCGGCGCGCTTAAGCCCGGCCGTACTGAAAACGGCTGGCAAGTTCTACCGAATTGGAAAGAGGAATACGGCGACGCCCTCATGAGACATTGGGCCGCCTATCAGCGGGGCGAAACCTCGGACCCCGACGACGGCCGGCACCCACTCGCGCACCTGCTCGCCGACGGCATCATCCTTCTGTGGCATGCGATGCACCCGGAGGCCCAGTCATGACCGCTTACATAGCCGGACCAGTGACCGGAAGACCGAACCTGAATCGCCCCGCATTCGCCCGCGCCGAGAACCTTCTCCGGTCCTGGGGCCACGAGCCCGTGTCCCCGTTCGACGTGAGCCCGTACAGCCCCGACAAGACGTGGCTCGACTACATGCTCGACGACATCCCCGCAATGCTCAGGTGCGAAGTCGTGGTAGCCCTTCCGGGATGGATATGGTCGCGGGGCGCGCGCATCGAAGTTTTTCTGACGCTGGCCCTCGGCAGGAAAGTCATATGGTTAAGGGGACTAGAAAAAGAAAGGCTGGCCGCATGATTACCATTCTCCACGAGGGAGACTTCCATTGCGGGAACAAGCTCGGCTTGACTCCTCCGGACTATATCCCCCCGGCCCTGGAACCGATCCTCCTCCCGCTTTGGAACTGGCGCGAGGCCGAGCTCAAGGCCATCGGCCCGGTCGATATCCATATCCTCGACGGCGACCTGACGGATGGCCCCGGCTATAAAGGCTCAATGGGCCTTCTCACATCCAATCTCGATGACCAAGCAGACTACGCCACGGAATGCTCGCAGCGCGTCAGGATCAAGGCGGGAGGCGAGCGGCACCTTGCCTATGGATCGGACTACCACGTCGTCGCCTCGGCCAACGTCGAGCGGCAGATTGCCCGCAACCTCGGCGCCCCGATAAGCGATACGATTCTTCTCCGGGTGAAGGGTACGCGGTTCAATTGGAGGCACTTCGTAGGGCGTAGCGACGTGGAACGCGGCGCCTTCAACCAGGACGCGCGAGAACTGACCCGCGACCTCCTCCGCGAAGCCTTGGATGGAATCGAGGCCGCGGACGTGTACGGCCGCTCACACGTCCACTACTGGAGCCGCATCGACGTGAAGCGCCGCACGGTCTATACCAGCCCGGCGTACCAGCTTCCCCTCGACATTCCCGATTCAACGTACCCGCGCCGGCTTCGGACCCAGTATTACGACGTGGGCTATACGCTTATCCAGATCGACAATAATGGCGAGGTCTACATCAGGCCGCGGACCATGCGCCTGCAGATGCACTACCCCAAGGAGTATCATACCTATGACGCCTAAACCGCTTCCCGTCCAACCCCAGGTGGTCCTGTCGCCCGAGATTCTGGCGCGGTTGAATAACCTGCCTGACCGAATGCCTGGGAATCACGGATTCACCTTCACCCCCGAGGAGGACCAAGTCATCCTCCTTGGATGGAAGAAAAAGCGGCAAGCCGACATCGCTCGACTTGTCGGACACTCTATAGCGCTATGCCGGCGCCGGTACGAGGAGCTGACGGAAAAGCCTATCAAAGGCGTCCGGAGAATAATACACTTTCCTGTCGGGCGCTCCGGTCACGCCGCATGTAAAGAAGAGTGCAAGATTATCGATTTCAAACGCTCCAGCGCCCGCAATCTCGATGTCAGGAGGAAGGTATGAAGAAGGTATTGGTTTTAGTGCTGCTGGCCCTGATTCTCACCGGATGTCCCGATCCGACAGGGCCGACTCAGGTCGCAGTTGTGAAGAATTCCAACTGGGACACCGTTATGACCGCGGAGGTTGCGCTATCCGGTTCGCGCGCGATTGACTCCGAAAGCCTCGAGGCCCAGGTCGCGGCGTACAACAAGGCGAATACCGACGATCAGCAGGTAATCTACTACGACGAGGCGCCGGAAGTAGAAGAGCTCCCGGAGGCCGAGCGATCGTTCATCGGGAAGCTACTCAAGGCAGGCTACAAGGCCCGGAAGGGCGACTGCATCCCGCACGTCGTCGCGGTGTACGACGACGGCGAGGCGCGGGCGGTAGACAATTTCCTTAAAAAACACCGGGCTGAACGATAGGCTTTTAGGCACAACGGCATTTTCCATTCTCTCCTTATAGCGAGCCTTTTCTGACGCCATGCGAATGTCTCGCTCGGCAAGACCAAGGCGCACAAGGTAAATCACCTCTGTAGAAAAATTACGTTCGTCCTCAATAGCTGCCTTCTCTACTATCCCGCAGAGGTCGTCCGGCCAACGAATTCCTTTTGTCCCCGCCATACAACCCTCCTTCCATATTATACCTTATTGTCGGCAAATGTGCAACAAATCTGCACAATAACGCTTGACAGGTGTACAACAATAATACATAATAATACACAACACGAATGGAGGTGAGGATGGACCAACCCAGGGGATTACGAATCACCGAAGAGCTAAAGAACACCATTACAACGGCAGCCAAAGAAGACGAACGGTCTTATTCGGCCGAAATCCGTTACCTGGTGAAACTAGGCCTTGAGCGAAGAAACAGAGACAAGGCTTTTGCTCAGTCCGGTCAAGAACGTGAATTCGCTGATTTCATAGCCCAGCATCAAGAATCGCAGGTCACGCCATGACCAGGAAGAAGCTTGATCGCCTGTTCAAGGAACATGAACGCCATCTGACCCTTCATGAGCTGGACGTGGCGCGGAGCCTCTTGAAGTACCTTGGCCCCAAGATGCTCCGCGTCCTCGTGAAAATGGTTATTGCGGAGAAAGAACAGAGAGTACCGCTCCGCAACGAACACAGCACAGAGCCTTGATGCTCTTGCACGTCGCGGCTCCTCTCGCATCGGAGAGAGGGACTTCAAGGATCGTGAATACGCCGGGTGTCTCCCTGTTGGGTTCGGGACAAGCCGGACAAGTAGGAACTGGATTTAGCATGGTGCCTCCTATCAAGAGGTATCGGCATAAAAGGAGTCAAACCATGACCACCCACCGAGTTCACCTTATCACAAGCCCCAGCGGAACATTCCACGTACGAGCCACCAACGGCTTGTCGCTATGCGGTCGTCCTCTTGGGGGTGGAGCGGCACACCGGTCAGGGGATACGTGCGCAATCTGCCGGAGATCGGCGGCGGCGCAGGGATATTCCATTCCAGCGGCGTTCGTTCGCGGCTATCCGTCGGGAACGGAGAAGGCCAACAAGGAACTCGTCGAGTCCGTACGAAGGGTCTTGAGCGAGAGGGGAGGCGTTCGATGAAAGAGCTTTCTATCGTCGGGGATCGCCGCATGACGGTCAAGGAAATGTCCGAATCAACAGGGATACCGGAGAGAACAATCCACAATGCGATTGATCGCGTCCTCCCTGGCGTTAAACGAAACGGCCTAACAACGATGCTGACCGAAGAGCAAGTCGCCATGGTTTCGGCAGAGGTGAAGCGCTCCCACAATTCAGAGCTTGCCAGTAGTGGCAAGGTGGTCGAGACCGACATCGAAATGGCTCAGAAGACGGTAGAAGTCATCCGGTGGGCGATGTCGAAGATCGAAAACCTCGAGGCCGAGTTGACGGAAGCAAAACCCAAGGCCGCCATCGCCGATCGGATCGCCGTTTCCGACGGGCTCCGCACCCTGACGGATGTAGGCAAGATCAACGGCATCGGCCCCCGGAGAATCTTCGAGCTTCTGGAGTCCCGGCGTGTCCTGTTCCGCGGAGCGGATCATCGTTGGCGCCCTTATCAGGAGTGGATCGAGGCCGGCTACTTCACGATGAAGGAGTCGACCTACGACACCCCGGCAGGGCCGCACATCACGATCCAGACCTACGTTACGGGCAGGGGCGAACTTTGGCTTGCCAAGCGATTGTTCATGGAGGCCTCCGCATGAAGCGCCCCCTGAGCATCCACCAGGTCGAGGCCCAGGTCCGGGCCATTCTCCTAAGCGCCGACCCGAAGGCGTTCAAGCGCCCGAACACCAAGAAGCAGAAGTAACCATGTGGCCGGAGTGGATGCGCGTCAAGGTCGCGGCAGAGTACAGCGGCCTAAGCGCCAAGTATCTGTACAACCTCGCCAGCGCGGAAGCTATCGCGACCAGCAAACCCAGCCCGACGGTCCTGCTCTTCAAGCGGACCGACATTGACGCGTATCTGATGAAATTTCGTAAGGAGGCGATCTAATGGAACGGATGGATTTTTCGGCTCGGGCGCCCATGTACGACGACGAATCGCTCTGCGTCGGCAACCCCGAGTGCTGCAAGTGCGACGACTGCGCGAGGCTCAGGCCCAAGAGCGACTTCAACAAGTCGTTCTTCTTGAAACCCCCGGGACACACGAAGCGCTGTTCGGCATTCAAGGCGATCCACTGAAAGAAGGACGGAATGGGAATACCGAGCGGACAGGTTTGGCACGATGTTGTTGGTTATGAAGGCCTATATCTTGTCAGTGATCGCGGAGAGGTCTGGAGCAATATCACGCACCGGATTCGAAAGCAGGTTCACAACAAGGCGAACGGGTACAAGATGCTTTTCCTTGTCGACCTGAAAGGCGGGAAGAAGTGCGTTTATGTACATCGCCTGGTAGCCATGGCCTTCGTTCCTCGTGAAGTTGACAAGGACGTGGTCAACCATATCGACGAGAACAAAACGAACAACCATTCGACAAACATCGAGTGGGTCACCAAGCAATACAACAACGTCTACAACGACAAGATCGCCGCAAACCGAAAGCCGATATCCCAGCTGTCACCAGACGGAACGTTAATAAAAACCTGGGAGTCGGCCAGGGAAGCATCAAGGCAGCTGAACCTCGAATTCAAGAACATTTCCGCCTGTTGCCGCGGGAAAAGAAGTACATGCGGCGGATTTACTTGGCAGTTCGTAAAGGAGACAACCAATGGGCATACCCGTACTAATCGAAGGTCTTAGCGGAACCGGGAAAAGCGCTTCGATGCGCAATATTTCTCCAGATTTATACAGCTTCGTGAACGTAGCGAAGAAACCTTTGCCATTCAGGTCTACCAAGAAGGGACTTGATACGGACGATTACCCGACCATATCGGCCGCTCTTGCTCGTTCCAAGAATGACTTTATTGTCATCGACGACGCGCAATTCCTGATGGCGAACGAGTACATGCGCAGGGCCAAGGAAACTGGATATCAGAAATTCACCGATATCGGATTGAATTTCTGGAACCTCGTCCAGCAAGTAATCGCGCTACCGCAAGGCAAGATCGTGTACTTCCTTGGACACACGGAAGTCGACAATTTCGGGAATACGAAATTCAAAACCATAGGAAAAATGCTAGATGAAAAAATTACTATCGAGGGAATGTTCACCATCGTTCTGCGCACTCACGTCCAGGACGGGCGATTCTTTTTCAGTACCGTCAACGACGGGACGGATACCGTTAAGACCCCGATAGGTATGTTTCAGGACACGTACATCGACAATGACCTCGCCCTCGTCGACGCGGCGATCCGAGATTACTACGGCCTCAATTCCAAGACCCCCGAAAGGAGCCTCGTTTGAAAGACCTGATTTTTAACGCGGAGCGCCACGAGTACAAGCTCGTCGACGACACCGGGCGGGAGACCATCCTCCCTTTCGTTACACAGATCGCGTCGGCGGTCACCGGCAAGGACCTGTCGAAGGTCCCAGCCAAGGTGCTCGCCGCCGCGGGAGAGCGCGGAACCGCGATCCACCGCGACGTGGAGGCCGGAACCATGGCGACCAAGGAAGGCGCCTGGATCGAGCAGCAGATCGACCGCCAGCGGTGCATATTCGAGCGGATGGATTTCACCGACATCGACGGCCTGACGTACGCCGGAACCTCCGACATCGCCACCGAGGACGAGATCGACGACATCAAGTCCCAGGCGGAGCAGGACATCCTCTACTGGACGATCCAGCTCAACCTCTACCGCCAGTTCTACGACGGCGTTAAGAGGCTCCGCGTGTTCTGGGTACCGAAGTCCGGCACCTACAAGCCTATCGATATCCAGGTGCTTTCCGACGAGCAGATGAAGGAGATCGTGTCGGCTTACCGCGAGGGCCGCGTCCTTCCGTCCGGGTGGCTCGACGCCGACCGCCCCGAGGCCCCGACGCTGGACTTGATCGTCTACAACCAGACCCCGGGCCAGCTGGCGACCAACGCCCGCGCGATCCTCGAGACCGTAAAGAAACAGCTCGAGAGCTACAAGGCTGAAAACTACAGCGAAGCCAACATCGCCGACGCTAAGAAGGACAAGGCCGAGCTCAACGCCGCCTCCAAGAAACTGAACGATCGCCGGATCGAACTCGAGCGCGAGTACATGAAGCCCTTCGAGGAGTTCAAGGGCCTGATCGCCGAGACCTGCGCCGAGATCAAGACGGCTTCCGGCCAGATCGACGCCATCGTGAAGGAAGTCGAGCAGCGCGAGAAGGACGAGAAGCGCGCGGCCATCGAGACCTTCTGGAAGGCGCAGGCCTGCGACCTGTTCAAGCTCTCGCAGGTGTTCAAAGACTCGTGGCTCAACAAGGGTACGAAGCTCAAGGACGTGGAGTCCGAAATCACCGAGCGGATCGCCAAGGTCAAGAGCGACCTCGTGATCCTCGATCGCATCAATGAGCCCGACGCCAAGGCGTACTACCTCGACACCCTCGATCTCGACCGCGCCCTCGGCGAGGCAGATCGTATCAAGGCCAACCGCGCACGCATCGCCAAGATGGCCGAGACCGTCCCGGTCCCCGTAGAGACCTTCGAGGATCCAGCCCCGGTCGAAGAGCCGGTAGTCGTATCCTTCGAGGCCAACCGCCCGAAGGAACAGCCCGAGCTTCTGGAGCGGACCTTCCGCGTCCGTTGCACGATGGAAGCGCTCGTCGCCCTGTCGCAGTATCTCAACTCGAACGGTATCCAGTTCGAGAAGCTATAGGAGGAAGTCATGGGATTCGGAGACAACTATCAGCCTAGGGAATACGACCAGTTCGTTCCCGAGGGAGACTACAAAGTCCGCCTGGGACTCGCGCAGGACGTGGAGCGCTCAGGATATAGGATTCGCGAGATACCGATCGCGATAAGCGGATTCCCCGGCTACGGCCCTGAAAAGTGGTCGTGGTTCGACGCGCCCGTGAACGACCCGGACAAGCTCGATATCTGGAACAAAGCCCGTACCCGCGACGCCGACGCCTTCGGAGTGCAGCGGGGAAACTTCGACGCGCGTGCGTGGAACGGCAAGATCGGCTACGTCCATATCGCCAAGGACAAGAACGGGTACATGAAGGTCGTGTGGTCGATCGTCAAGGCCGACGCGTCACAATCGCCCGCTCCGACCCCCGCCCCGGCGCCGCGTCAGGGTCCCGCCGCTCGCCCCCCGGTAACCCCGCAGGACGACTTCTCGGACGACATACCGTTCTGATATGACCATCACGATAGTCGCGCCCGGCGAGTACATAGACGCCTCGAAATCGACCCCGATTGTCGGGCGAAGCTATGTCCTCGAGGACGCGGCTACCGGGACCACGGCGCAAGGGAATGCGTTCCACGCTCTAGCTCAGGAGTATTACAAGTCCGGATGTTGGTCCTATGAAGGATCGGGATACAACCGCGGCGCGACCTTCGCGGAGTTCCGGAACATCATCAAGAAGAAGCTCGGCGCCGGCTTCGAGGCTTTCGTCTACGTCGATATGGTCGACGGCGAGCCCGTTATCAGGGACGCGGAACGCTACGAGGATATCCCTGAGAGCGTCCGCCGCGACCCCCGACTACGGAGCCTCGCCCGCGGCCGGTTGAAGTCGTGGGCCGACTACACCAAGACCGAGCGTACCCGGACGATCGACAACCTGATCGCCGAAATGCACCAAGTCGGCGTCCAGTCTAAACATTTTTACGAGATCCTTGAGGGGATGGAAGGGGAAGGGAAATGACCAAAATTTACGGATCAAGCGATGACCTGATCGAATTCGAGGGAGACTTCACTGGAGAAGTCGGATGCTATGGAACAGACGACAGGGAACACGGTGTCCTCGTGCTCGTCAGCGACGGCTCCGTGCTCGAAGTGAAGTACGGAAAAGGCGGCGACGGAATATGGGAGGTCAAGCTTCTTAAACAGGGCCAGCAGTTCGACAGGATTGAACCGTGCACGGACGAAGACGCCGATATCTATTCCGATATCGCCTACTTCAAGGCAGGGATTACATGGGCCTACGCCGCGACCGAATGGGAGAAGGTCTCCTGACATGAACCGCCGCGTCGAGTTCCGCGCCACCAGCGACGACCAGTTCGACGAGCTCAAGGTCTACGCCCAGCTCAAGGGCTTCAAGGACCTGTCGGCGTTCGCCCTGTACTCGTGCGTCCAGATGATGGCTAAAAACGGCTATACAGAGGCGCAGAAGCCCCAGGCCATGAAATTACTGGCAGAACGCCAGAAAGCCCGTCCGCTCCACAGCAACCCCCCAAAGCGGGGAAATTGAAAGGATATTATGAAGTACAAGAAGGGCGATTGTAGGATCGGGCGTAACGCCCCTTGTTTCGACGGCCAGCACACCATGTCTGTCGGCCCGCGCAGGGTGCAGAAGAAAGCTATCTTCGGAACGCGCGACGATCGGGCCTTCGACCCCGCCGAGCCGCCGCATCGTCACGAGCGCCGCGCCATCGGCGCCGCCTACCGGGCCAAGTACGGCAAGGCCGAATACTACGCCATGCGCGGGCGCATCGGGAACAGAGCAGGAAGGAACATCGCCGTCGCGATGTTAGCCCGGTTCAACAAAGACTCTAGGCAGTCCGAAGGGAGGTGATCAATCTCTGGCGGCCCGGCGCCTTATCCGGGAACCTGGGAGCGTGATACGGATCACTCGGGCGGGCGGTTAAGAGCCGTTGGCGATGAGCGGGTTCGACTCCCGCAGCTCCCATAGCTGATTGAGACCAAGAAGACAGAAACGAAAGGAGGGAAGGTATCAACTGGTTTAAGCACGACACCGACGCGACGCAAGACGCGAAAATACGAAAGCTACTCATTCGACACGGAGCCCTTGGGTATGCGATTTACTTTCACTGCATCGAGCTGATCGCGGCCGAAATATCGGAGTCCAATCTAACCTTCGAGCTTGAGCATGACGCGGAGATCATCGCGGACAATCTCCACATCAAGGGAACCGCCGATCATTCAGGAATCGAGATCGTTCAGGACATTATGCGGTTCATCATCAGCCTGGGACTGTTCGAGGAATCAGGAGGGAGAATATTCTGCTTCAAACTCCTGAAACGCCTCGACGCCTCGATGACATCGAGCCCCAAATTCAGGGCTTCTTTGGTCGAAGCGAAGAAGAATCATGACGCCATCATGACGACATCATGCCAACATCATGACGACATCATGCAAGAAGAGAAGAGAAGAGAAGAGAAGAGAGAAGAAAAGAAAGAAGAGCCGGTTTTTTCCCCCTCTCAGAGAATCCAGGAGCCAGAAGCCCCCCGAGGCGACGACGCGTCGACGCGACTGGAGCGCGCCCGCCAGCTCTGGAACTCTCTCCCTCTTCCCGAGTATCGCCACAATCCCCTGACCATGCCGATAGAGCAGCGGGGCGACGCGCTCAGGACTCTAGGATCGTATTCGGACGAGGAAGTCGCCGCGGCGATCCGGGCCTACGTGGAGATCAAGGGCTCGGCGAAGCACAAGCTCTTCCCGACCTACGTATCCTTCGCGGGGTTCATGCGGGGCGGGCTGGAGGCATACGGCCCCGGATCGGACCCCTTCGAACGGTGCAAGCTCCCTCCGCGGCCCGGCGAGTACGTCGACCCTGATCACGACGAGAAGATGCGGAAGGCCAAGGAGAGAGCCCGAGAGTTCGAGAAACCGGAGACGGACGAGGAAGAAACTCGGGTAGACGTGGCCGCCCTCATTGGCGGGCTCACGCAGAAGATGACGAAAGGAGTCGCGGATGGCGGAAGTAATAAGGCCGGAGTCGTTGCGAGTCGATCACAACGCGCCGGACTATCTCAGGATAACGCGCTTGCGGGAGACCTTCAAACCCCCGAAGCGCTCGCAGAAAGGGAGTAAGGTATGCACGACAAGAACGAACTAGCCAACGAAGCGAACGCGAATCAGGACCGAAGCCTCGACGTTGCTGGCTTCTGTTTCGCGGGGATTATCGTCATCGTCCTGATAGTCGCCATTTTCACCTGGGGTGTCTATGTCGGCGAGAAGAACGCCGAGCTCCCCCAGCTCGTCCACGTCCCGATCCGTTCCGGTGATGTAACCCCCGGCGTTCCGTGTTGGGCCGTCTATAACTACAACGGCGTCCTGAAAGCCGTAACCGCCAAGGCCGATCACTTCGGCGCCCTGCACGAATTCAGCGTCACCGGCGGCCCGGTCAACCCCGAGCCCATGCCTGACCCGTGGCGCTGGTTCGAGTTGTCGGCCGCGTTCAGCGTAGAGCCGTGAAGACATTCGGAACCTATGAGCCCCCGCTGAACCCGCCCGATATCGAGGACGACGGGCACATATCGGACGAGGAGCTTGAAGACCTGCGCGCTCGTAACATCGAGCGAGCATACGACGAGTACAAAGACCGGGAGTTATGCCGACAGGTATAAGCACTGTTAGGCTGACAACTACAGTATAACCGCTACGCGCTTATACCGACACGTTGCAAAGGGAGAAAAAAATGAATACTGCTTTAATGTTTTCAAGTGTAACGGATTTATGGTCAACGCCACAGGACTACTTTGATAGTGTTTCAAAAGAGTTTCCATTCTCGCTTGATGTTTGCGCATTGCCTGAAAATGCAAAATGCGAAAAGTTTTTCTCTCCGCAAGATGACGGTCTATCCAAAAAAGGGGATGGAGTTTGTTGGATGAATCCGCCATATGGTCGCATGATCGGAAAGTGGGTTCAAAAAGCATACGAGAGCGCAGAACTTGGGGCGGTAGTAGTCGGATTGCTTCCCGCGAGAACGGATACAAAATAGTTCCATGAATATATTTATGGAAAAGCAGAAGTAAGGTTTATTCGTGGTCGGCTACGATTCGGCGGGTGTAAAAATCCTGCACCGTTTCCAAGTATGTTAGTCGTTTGGAAGAAAGAAGCCTAACAACAGCTTCAACCTGACTCCTTCGGTGCAGGTTAAGCAAATGTTGGATGGATCAGCAACCGCGTAACAAGTTACACGGATAACTGACCAAGATGGCGCGAGGAGGAAAACGTGAAAGCATACATGGGTTATAGTAAATCGGCAGGCTCTTACGAAGGCGCAATACTTATTTTTGCGAATAACGCGAAAGAAGCAAAGAAGCTTGCAAGACAGTCAAGCGTTATATCGGAGCTTGCCGATGACTTTTTAGACGTAACGGTGACGTGGCTCAAAAATAGTCCCTACCTGTTTAAACAAATGCCGACTGATGACGTTCCGTGTTTTGTCGAATCTCCCTTAACTTGTACCGCTTGTGGAATGTGGGGAATGGGTGACATTGGCGAAGACGGAGTATGCGAGGCGTGCAAAGAGATCGCGCCATCATCCAACAACGGTTTCAACTTGACACCGCCAGTAGACGGTGCAAGTTAAACCAATGTTAGCCAGCAAAGGAGCGCAATTTATGATCGTAGCCATGTTGATAGCAGTTCTAATCGTTTTCACGATCGGCGCGAATTCCGTGATCGCCGACCTTAAGGTGCGCGAGGCGACGGAAAGCGAGATCAATTGCCTTACCACCCGATAAAGCGCAAAGCGACCGGCTCCAAGGCCACGGCCTGGGGCTGGTTCGCTAAGTACATAAAGCTCCGTGACGCGATCGCTACCACAAGGACAGCCGAGGAAGCTGTATGTATCACATGCGGGAAGCGGTACGTCATCGAGGACATGGACGCCGGACACATGATCCCCGGACGATCGGGAGGAATACTCTTCGACGAGTCTATTGTCTTCGCTCAGTGCCGGAGATGTAACCGCGAAGGCAACGGCGAGAAGCAGGCCTTCAAGCGAATCATGGTCGAGCGTAACGGTATCGAGTGGTACGAGCTCAAGGAGCAGGCCCGGAAGTCCCCGACGAAACTCGGCGATTTCGAGTGCAAGCTCATAGCCGATACCTACCGCGAGAAATACAAGGCGTTAATGCGCCTGAACACCTAGGAAAAAGGAGCGATTTATGGTATACCCTAATTGGGAAGCAGCGGCCGCCGCGAGCAAGGCAGGGAGGGCGGTATCGCCCCGGATGCGTCGGAGTACCCCCCGAGGAGAGCTGGATACGGTAATCGTCATCGGAACGAGAATTCAAGCCCACTACGCCTATGCCTCCGCCGACGGTATCGCGGTGCCCCCGACCTATGGCCGGCCCTCGGCTTCGGACGTCGATCGGGTGAAGGAATGGAGGATCGGGTGAAAGACGAGCTTATCGCGAAGTGCCTGTCTAATTTCGTTCTAGGAACAGACGATTTATACGTTCTTCTACGCGACGACGGAAACGGCCTATGTAAGCGGATAGACGATAAGGGCGTATTCCCCGAGAGGTACGCCAAGCGCATCGTCGAATGCGTCAGGGCCTGCGAAGGCATCCCTTCATCGATCCTCTCGGCCCCCGGTTACTCGATCAAAGCTGAGCTCGATAACTTTGACGAGCAGATCAACATGAGGCTCAGGGCGGAGCAGGGGCGCGACGCGTTGCTCGCCGTGGCGAAAGAGCTGAGCAAGAGCGGAAAGGAATGGTACGGATATGCCGTTCCGATCGGGGTAATCGGCAGGCTCGACGCGGCCATAGCCAAGGCGGAATGGCGGCTAGAAGGGGAAAACGTATGCAAGTAATGAGCGGGAAGCACAATCACGCGAAGGTGATGATAGACGATATCGACGAGGCCACGCGGGGCCAGATTCAGACATTCTTGAACCATCCGGCCTTCGGGAAGAAGCGCATAGCCATTATGCCCGACTGTCACGCTGGCGCCGGCTCGTGCATAGGCTTCACCATGCAGCTGGGCGATTATATCATGCCGCAGATCGTCGGCGTCGATATCGGGTGTGGAATGCTCGCCGCGAACTATGGCCGGATAGACATAGACCCCAAGGCCCTAGATGACCAGATCAAGGGGACCATCCCGGCAGGGCACAATATCCACGAAGAGCCATTCGTTCCCACTTCGGATAGGTGGGATGATTTCTCCTCGGTATGCCAGCTTGCCGGGATAGACCAGCGCAAGGCCCTACGGGCGATAGGAACGCTCGGCGGCGGAAACCATTTTATCGAAGGCGATAAGGATAACGAGGGGAACCTATGGATAGTCATTCATTCCGGGTCTCGTAACTTCGGAAAGAGGATCGCAGACTTCTATCAGGCCAAGGCTCGCGAGGCTTGCGCAGAATTCTTTCTTGAGCCCGAGCGAGATATGGAGTTTCTTCCGCGGTCCCATGAGTACGCGGGGGATTATCTCAGGGCAATGAAAATGGCGCAGCATTTCGCCCACGTCAACCGCTGGAAGATGATGAACGCGATATCTGCCTATCTAGGCCGGAAGCCTAAAAGCTCCGTGGAGTCGGTTCATAACTATATCGACTTCGAGGACAAGATCATCCGCAAGGGGGCTATCCGAGCCCACGAAGGTGAACAGTGCATTATTCCGTTCAACTCGGCGGACGGTTCGGCGCTATGCGTAGGGAGGGGGAATGCCGACTGGAACTACTCGGCGCCGCATGGGGCGGGGAGGCTCATGTCAAGGACGCAGGCCATAGCCTCGCTTGATTATCGTGAGTATCAGGCTCGGCTTGCAGCCAAGGGCGTATACTCGACCACCGCGAACACAAGCACGCTCGACGAAGCGCCTATGGCCTACAAGCCCGCAGAGACGATCCTGTCGGCGATAGAGCCCACGGTTGAAGTGTTGACCATGCTTAGGCCGTTCTACAACTTCAAGGCCTCTGAGACGATACGAAGAGATCGCAAAGCCTAACCTTATGCCTGGTCGCCGATGGTCTGTAGAGGAACACCCCAAGAAAGCTCAGATCATCAAGGCCATATGCGCCGGCAAGCAGTCCCTTCGAGGCATAGCGAAGCAATATGACATATCGGCCGCAAATGTCACGCGCTACCTGAACGAGAAGCTGATGGACAAGGCCGCGGCCGTCATCAAGGAGCGAGACCGGAACGACGGCCAGACCTTGATCGACGAGCTCCTGGCGAGGGACAAGAGGGTCGAGAAGCTATTCGACGCCTGCGAGCGGTACCTGCAGGACGCTTCGAACCCCGACGAGTACAACCTGTTCCCGCGGGCCTGGGAGTTCGACGTGCAGTACCGGGTGATCGACGACGAGGGCAAGGCGCGATACGAGAAGGCGTCTATGCAGACCCTGATAGATCGCCTCGAAGAGAACGGCATGATAACGACGGAATTCAGGTATAAGCACGCAGACCCCCGGAAGCTCCTGCTCGACACCGCAAACACCTTGAAGGGCACGATGGAGCTAAGGGCGAAGCTGGCCGGGAGACTCGTCGAGGGCGGCATGAGTGTGACGATCAACCAGAACTATCTCTCGTTTAAGGCGATCATCTTGAAGGCGACCGAAGGCCATCCTGACGTGCGCGCGAAGATCGTCGAGGAGCTGGATAAGATGGGAGGAGAGGCGTGACCCCCGAGCGGGAAGACCTGCTCTATACCCTCTCCCCCCTCCGGTACATCATGTCCCTGGGCTTCAAGCCCTTCCCGTGGCAGGCTCAGATCATCACGAGCCACCACAAGCGCAAGCACATTAACGGCGCCCGGCAGGCAGGAAAGAGCACGATCATCAGCTCGAAGCCCTGTCACCGGGCGCGGTTCTTCCCCGGGTCCCTGTCGGTAATACTCGCGGCGACCGAGAAACAGGCCGTGGAGGACATGGAGAGGGTTAAGGACTTCATGTCCCGCGACCCGCACTATCCCGACATCGTGCGCGACAGCGACAGCCTTGTGGAGCTCTCGAACAAGTCCCGGTTGCTCGTCGTGCCTGCGACCGAGAAGGCGGCCCGCGGCTACTCGTCGCCCGACATCATCATGCTCGACGAGGACTCGCGCATCGAGGACCTGGTGTACAAGTCCGGTGTCCGCCCGATGCTCACCGACAACGAGAAATGCGAGGTATGCGCTATCTCGACGCCGAACGGGCGCCTGGGCCACTTCTACAACGCGAGCCGGTCGAGCCGGTGGGAGCGCTACCTTATCCGCTCACCCTGGGAGATCGACGACGAGTCCGTGACCCTGTACGCCGCCGAGGGCGAAGCGCACTTCAAGAAGCGGTGGGCGAAGCAGGGCATCATCGCCTACTACTCTCCGCGCCACGCCATCGAGACCGAGCAGCAGGAGAACCTTGAAGAAATGGGCGCGCTCATGTACCGGCAGGAATATCTATGCGAGTACGTCGAGCCCGAGGACCAGGTATTCAGCTACGAAGAGGTCGAGCGCATGTTCAAGCGGGGCGAGGAGCGCGTGCAGGAGAAGCCGACGCGGACCCTTCCTAAGCCGATCGTGTTCTCGGCGATTGAGTAAGTGTTCAGGCAGGAGTATAATGTGTTCAAGCGTATGAACGCCAAGGAGCAGGATTGAACGAGTACATCATGGCCTGGGACATCGCACAGAAGCGTGACTTCACGACGGGCATCGTGGTGAAGCGGTCGACCGAGATCATCCCCGGCTCTGATATCCTGAAATCGCCGAACCGCTCCAAGGTCTATGCCGACATCGTGGCGATCGACAAGTTCAACAACGTGCCCTACACCCAGGTCGCCGACATCATCGAGAATCGCATGGGACACGTAGACCTTCGGAATTCCTGCGACCTGTTGATCGACGGAACCGGGATAGGCGCCGCCGTGGTCGACCTGCTCAGGGAGAAGGGCCTGAACCCGAATCCTATCGTGTTCACGGGCGCCGGACAGGTCCGCGAGGTTACCGCCCCCTTCGGGACCGTGTTCAAGAACAGCCCGGGCCAGTTGGCGCCGCTCCGGATCATCCGCGAGCTTCACGTCCCCAAGGACGACCTCAAGGCTGCGGGTAAGATCCTGATGGAGCAGGAGCGCGTGTCAGTAGTCCCTGGTCTCAGGTGGGGCGAGGACTTCAAATCCCAGCTTCTGGCGTTCCGCGGCAAGGTCAACGAGAAGACCGGAAGAAAGAAATACGAGGCCGACACCGAGGGCGACCACGACGACATGGTAGTCACCTACCTGATGATCGCGTGGTGGATCCTTCGGGGTGGTACCAGGACCGAGGAGCGCATACTCCCCGCCGCTCAAGCCGAGGCCGAGTGGAGCCCCGCAGATCACTACTAGGAGGTGATAGTGGAACTATCGAAGCCGAGAATATCCAAGGACGCCATCAAGGACCTCATGAGTATCCGGAGCCAGTACGTCAACGAGCGCCGGAGATTCGTCGACTACTGGAAGCTCTACGCGGCCAAGGTCAACCCGATCATGTCCGATTGGGACGAAGACACCGAACCGGGCCAGAAGGCGCCGCCGTCCAAGAAGGACAACTTCGACAACACCGGCCAGAAGGCAAGCGACATCTTCGCCAACGGCATGCAGTCGGCAGCCTTCGGGCGATCGGTCCCATGGATATCGACGAGCCCCGAAGACCTGGACCTCAAGGACAACAAGGAAGTCGCCGAATGGCTCCAGCTCGCCGACAGGTCGATAGCGACCGAGCTGAACCGGACGACCTTCTACGAGGAAGGCCGGGCCTTCACCCGATGCGCAGCCGACTTTGGGACAGCGGTTATGTTCCGGGACTTCAACGAGGCCCGAGCCTTGCCTATCTACCACAGCCAGCACCTTAAGCGGTGCCTGCTCGCCGAGGATGAATTCGGCGAGGTCGATACCCTGTTCCGCGACTTCTGGCTCTCTCCCTTCGAGGCCGCGAAGAAGTTCGGGCTCGACAACCTACCCGATACGGTCAAGCGAGCGGCCCAGGACAAGCAGACCAAGAAGTCGAAGTACATCCAGTTCATCTTCCCGAAGGACAAGTACGACCTCGATTTCCAGGCCCGCAACGACGGCAAGGCGTTCTATTCCCTGTACGCCCTGGAGACCGAAGGAACCATCGCGATCATGGAGGGCGGATACTCGACGCGTCCGTTCTACGTATGGCGCTGGTCCCGCTCGCTCGAGGGCGACGTGTGGGGCGTAGACTCTCCCGGCATGATCGAATATTCGAACATGCTCCAGGCCGACAGCATGAAGAAAGACTTCCAGCGCCTGGTCCAGCTCGCCGCGCGCCCCCCGATAAAGGCCACCGAGGGCATGCAGGCCCAGGGCGTCCGCCTAGAGCCGAACGCCAAGCACTTCCTCCGCCCCGGCGAGGACTTCGCGCCCGTGCCTATCACCGGCAACCTGGAAGGGATCGCCGCGGAGCTGCAGGATATCCGCAAGAGCATCCGCGAGAGCTACTACGCCGATTTCTTCCTGACCCTTACCGCCAACCTGGAGCGGGTCAAGACGGCTACCGAGGCTACGTACATCAAGGGCGAGCAGTCCGCGATGCTGGCGGCCATGAGTGGCCGTATGACCGTGGAGTTCCTGGAGCCCGCCGTTGAGGATATCTTCGAGCTGCAGCTCTCCTACGGCCGCCTGCCGCCCATGCCCGAATCCCTCAAGGGCAAGCGGGTCCGCGTCGACCTCAAGTCCCAGCTGGCCCAGCTCCAGAAGCGCTACATGATGCTCAACGAGACCGACGAGTTCATGGCGCGGATACTGCAGGTCGCGCAGATCGACCAGAAGATATTGGACAAGGTGGACCTGGACGCGTACGCGGATACCATCGCCGAGTCCTACAACCAGGACCGCCGCGTCGTCCGCGACCTCGTGGACGTGGAGCGCATAAGGAACGCCCGGAACAAGGCCCAGGCCGCCGCCGCCGCCCAGCAGCTCCAGAACGAGACCACCAAGGCCCAAGCCTCGATGCTCGCGGCCGGCGACAAGGCGCCCGAGGCCGGTAGCCCCGTGGAAGCGATGATGAAGGGAGGGCAGGCTTGACTCCTGAACAGAAACAGGTCGCCGAAGAAAAACTCAATCACGCCTTTGCGACTCGGCTGCTCTACCGCAACGTCTATTCGAAAGACGAGGCAGTCGTAACGATCGCGCAGATGATGGACGAGGCCGGCTACTACTCGACGAACCCCGAGACGATCAACCCCCAGCTGATCGCCGCGGTCAACCGGCTCCTGAATTCCATCGGCTCGATTCACCCCAAGAATACATTCAGCTTCGCCAAGGCCATCGTAGGAATAGCGAATGACGAAGACCTGAACGAACAGCGGGCGCTATTGTCCGCAGAGGAGGAATAAGTGCATACGAGATTCACGTTCATACCCGACGATGGCGGCGCCGCTGGCGCCCCGCCTGCCCCAGCTCCGGCCGCGGCTCCTGCCCCTGCGGCGCCCGCTGAGCCGGCCGGCCCGCCGACGTGGCTCACCCAAGTATCCCCGGGCTATCGCGACAAGAAGGAGCTCCACAAGTACGCGAAGCTCAACGACCTCGTAGACGCCCACCTGGACATGGAAGGCAAGCTCGGCCGCGCCGTCATCATCCCCGACCCCAAGACCGCGACCCCCGAGGACGTGGCCGCCTTTAAGAAGGGAATGGGCATACCGGACAAGCCCGAGGAGTACGCTTTCGACGCCGAGAAGTACAAGGGAGTCCCCGACATGGACAAGCTCACCGATGCGGCCCGCGCGCTCTCCCTGACCGCGGGCCTTACCAAGGGGCAGGCGTCCAAGGTATTCGATTTCGTAGCCGGCCTCGTGAAGACCGGGACCGATACCCAGGCCGCGCAGAAGGCCGAGACGGAGAAGACCTTCCCCACCCGGCTGCTCGAGGCCGTAGGCAAGGATCAGAAGAAGGCCGAGGAGGTCACCAACCGCCTTATCGCCTTCATGACGAAGGAGATCGGCGACGCCGCCCTCGTGCAGCAGTTCCGGGACTCCGGCCTCATGTTCAACCCAGCCTTCGCCACTAAGATCGCGGCCCTGTCGGCGAAGCTCGACGACGCCCCGTACATCGACGGGGGCGGCGCCAGCGCTTCGAAGAGCAAGGGCCAGTTCGGCAATTCCTACAGCCCGGAATTCAACAAAGCCTTCGGAGGTGACAAGTGAGCGATATCTTCGACAAGATCATGAGCGGGATCAAGCCGGCCGAGCCTGCTACTCCTGCCACTCCCCCCGCACCGGCCGCGGCGACCCCGGCGGCGGCTCCGGCCCCCGCCGCGGCGCCAGCAGTTCAGGCGCCTGAACACAAGGGCATGCCCTCGATGACCTACTCGAAGCAGTTCGAGGAGACGTACGCGAAAAAGGCTTGACACTCCTGCATGAACAGGTGTAAGTCGTAATTATATCCGTCCTACAATAGCCAGTCCAAGTCGTGAGCGACCAGGGGTTTCCGACCTCCTTTCCCCCTTGGAAGCAACCCGATGAACCAGTGGAAGCCTGGGCACAGTGGGGTCGTATAGCGGCCAGTACGCCGGTCTCATAAACCGGAAACAAGGGTTCGAGTCCCTTCCCCGCAATCTCTCTACCGCGTATGCGGTACAGCGGCAATGCTGTACGGTACGCGCCGGTAATAGACCAGAAACTGACTGGCATCGAAACCGAGTAGGTAGTAGAAGCCCGCCTCCCACTGGGGACAGGACGGCGCTAAGAGACCAACAGAGCAGCCGCGCAAAGTCTAATCTCTAGGAGAGCACTATGAGCGTACTGAACGCGTATAGCCAGCTGACGCTCCCCGAGGTGACCAAGCGCGCGGGCTTCGACAACGAGGCCGCCGTCATGGGCGCTATCGCTCAGAACCTTGAGTTCCTGGACGAAGTGCCTTGGCTTCCCTCGACGCATCAGGGCTACAACAAGCAGCTCCAGGCCAAGCGCATCGGCGCCGGTGGCTTCACCACCGTAAACGGCCCCATCGCGTCGGCCAGTTCCGAGACCGACTTCATCACCGAGCCCGTCAAGATGTACGCGGCCGAGTCCATCATCGACGAGAAGGCCCTCGCGGGTCTCGCCGGCGAGGACGCCTACCGCGTACGCGACTCCGAGGACTCGATGAACCTCGCCGGCATCATGCAGGACTGGGCGCTCCAGCTGCTCACCGCCAACGAAGCCGACACCCCCGACGCCTTCAAGTCCCTTAGCCGCCGTCGCGCGGCTCTCGGCTCGTACTGCATCGGCGCCAGCGGCACCGGCTCCGACCTCACGTCCCTCTGGACGTTCGAGTTCGGCCCCGCGGCCTTCCACCTCGCGTACAACAAGGGCGGCCAGCCCGGCCTCAAGAACGAGGATCGCGGTCGCTTCCGCCTCCCGACCCCCAAGGCCGACGGCTACATGTACGCCTGGGTCCGCTACTACGAGATATGGGCCGCGATCGTTCTCCGCAACGAGCGCGCCATGATCCGCATGGCGAACATCGAGACCGCGGGTACCTCGAACATCTTTTCCGCGGCCGACTACGTGAAGAAGGTCAAGAACCAGCTCCCGAGCATGGGCCGCAATGCGGTCGCGTTCGCCAACCGGACCCTCAAGGGCCAGATCGACGCGGACGCCTACAACAAGTCCAATGCCGCCTACAGCATTCGGGACATCACCGGCTTCGGCCCCGTAACCGCCATTGGCGGCGTACCCGTTAGGTGCTGGGAGTCCATCCCCGACACCGAGACGGCGCTCACGGCGTAAGGAGGAAGCCATGCGCGATGCTCAGTGGAATTTCGGCCAGATATCCCTCGCCGTGATGGC